CGACCAGGTCTTACGCACACGGTAGTAACCGCTTGTGAGCGTTTCGGGATACTCCTCGGTTGCCGTTTCGGTCTGTGTGTCGAGCAGAGCCTTAACGTCAGTGCGGAAGGTATCCATCGACTTGCCGTGCTTGGGAAACCAATGCATCACGTCTCCATGGTTGGAGGCAATGCCGAGCTTGCGACCCTCGCTGTGGCAGATGATGTCCTTCTCGGAAAGACCGTAGAGCTTGCAGAGATATACACACAGCTCTACAGCCTCCTTGTAAACGGCATTAAAATACGAGGCATCGGTAAGAGCGTCCTCGCAAATTTCAAAGCCTATGTGCGTATTGTTAGCCGAGCCACCTGCGTGCCATCCTCGATGATTCCAAGGGAGGGTCTGGTAAGTGGCAATCGTGCCGTCATTGAGCTTTCCGATAAAGCCGTGAACGCAAACCTCACGACCGCCGGGGTGATAGGTGTTCCAATGGTTATTGTACTTGTTTTTACCGAGCAATCCGTCATCGGGGCCAACGTAGCGTTTGAGCCACGGATTGTTAGCTCCGGTGGAATGCACCATAATGCCTTTGACGGTAATGGTTCTGCCTGCCTTGTAGCAAGCGTTCTCGGTCAAAATAAGGGTATGAAGGTTCAAATTACTCACTCTCCTTGGGGGTGTCAACAGTAGTGGTGGGTTTGTTTGTGAGCTGCTTTACGACCTGGTTTGTGCCGGTTGCGGAAAGACCGCTTGCTGCACCGATGACGATGGCAACAAGGATGTTCGTGGTTTCAAGAACACCGGGAACGCAGAAGAAGCAGATAGTGCCGATAAGGGCACCGAGACCGCAAGCAATGAGAGGGATGAAACGTCTGAACTTCTCATCACCGCCCATAGCGGTTTTTACGATGTCGATTATCGTGTAAACGATAGCGGCAATTGCGGGGATGGTTGCGAAATCTACAAAAGTTGTCATGGTAAAAATTCTCCTTATTATTTGTGCGCCTGTTGGTTCAGGTGCTTTTCGATTTTGTTAATTGCGTGGGTTACGGGACCGTCACAGCCTTGTTCCTGTAAACCCTTGAGGCAAGCAAGGACACCTTGCGTGAGGAGGGTCTGTTCCTCCTTGATCGCCTTGATGTCCTTGTCCTGCTTTTCTTGTTTGAGATACCATCTGTACACGGCAAAAACAACCCCGAAGATAACTCCAAGGGCGGTTATTACTGCCGCAACAGTCGTGATGTGTTCCATAGCCTACCTCCTTAATCAGCGAAATTGATAATGTTTTCGAGCAGAATCATATCGTTGGGGGTGGGAAGATCGTCGGCAGATCTGAAATGCTCCTCTTTGAGGGTGATGATTTCAAAGTCCTCGATCTCGGTGTCGAGCAGCTTAGCAACCTCGGCTTCAAAAGCCTCCTTCGCCCTCGCATCCTTGAGCTTGAGTCGCCCATCAGAAAGGAACGCAGGAGTGCCGTGTTCGGTCTTTTCACCGTAGGTCTCGACCGCCTTGCGTTCCTGGTCGCAGTAAAATTCGTATTCAGCTTCCACCTTTTTGCGGAGCTTTACGATTTCACGCAGTTTCTTGTAGTCGGCAAAACGCTTCTCGGTGAGCCTTACGATGGCATCCTTTGCCTCTACGACATACTTGAGTTTCATGGATTTTTTCCTCCTTTATCCTGAATAAGTGCTTGATGAATAATCGGAAATACCACTAAAAGCGGAACTGCCGATGCCTACCAAAAGACCGCAATAGAACAGAAGATAACGAGAAGTCAAGGTTGCGGTCTGTACCTTGATTTGCCCCATCGTAAGGGCGAGTTTATTGGAGACGTATATGCCGTTACCCGTACTGAGCTGAAGGGATTTACCCACACGGACACCGCCATCGGCGCACAAAAGCGAGCTGACGGCAATACCGCTGACAGTACTGCTTGAATTATTCCAAGGGATATAGCCCGTACCGCCCGTGATATGACCAATCTTTGTTGAACCATTATAGAACGATACTGTCGAGCCGGATATTTCAAGACCCAATCCCGAGGACTTCTTATTGGAGAATGTTCCCGTGATGGTAGCGCTCGTAGCATACAAAGCTCCGGCAGAGGTTACATAGAATGTTCCCGCACCGAGACCGATGCCGTCCGTGCCAATGTAAACACCTGCGGTTGAACTGCTATACGAGGTCTTTGTCTTGTAGATCGAGCTTGAACCTATGGTGAAACCGCCAATGGAGCCACTTGGAGCAGAGAGTCTTCCGCTGAAGACGGTACCGGAAGCCTCGTCCGAGGATACACCGGGAAGTTTCAAATACCAACTGTTGTCGTTATAATTGGCATTGATGTAGTAGGTGCTGTTGCCACCGAAAGTGAGCTTACCGGTTATGGTTAGGTTTTCAACAGAACCGCTTGTGGCAGTAATCTTACCCGCAATATCCGCCCCCGTCGCATAAAGAACACCAGTCTTGGAAACGCTGAAGGTTCTGGTGCCTCCCCCACTCGCAGCATTGTGAGCGCGAATCCAATAGCTGGCGGTGTCAGAAGCCGAAGCCAGGTAGAACGAACCGCCCGTTTGGGTTGTGCCTATAGCCGAAGATGTGATAGACCAAGCACCGATTGAACCACTCTTTGCAGTAATCGCACCTGCAGATGTAACATAGAAGGTTCCGGCGCCGAGACCGATGCCATCTGTTCCAACATACACACCCGCTGTTGTGTTGCTGTAAGCAGTTTTCGTCTTATAGATTGAGCTTGTGCCAATCGTGAAGCCACCAATGTTTCCAGTAGGAGCAGAGAGTGTACCCTCAAAGTAAGCGGAGGTATCATCAACACGGAATTTCGGCAAATAAATATACCACGAGCCATTGTTTTCGTTGGGGTTAAGGAAATATTCGTTCATATCCCCAAAATAAATCGAACCCAGGATATTAAGGTTGGAGAGACTTCCCGAGGTAGCGGTTATCGAACCAGTAATAGTTGCATTGGAAGCATATAAAGCTCCCGCCGAGGTAACATAGAAAGTACCCGCACCAAGCCCGATGCCGTTTGTACCGAGGTAAACTCCGGCGGTCGTATTGTTGTAGGCGGTCTTGGTTTTGTAGATACTGCTTGAACCAATGGTGAAGCCACCGATTGTGCCACTCGAAGCCGTTATCGTACCCCTTACAGAAAGCCCGGAGCTTGTAACGCTCATTACGGTCGTGCTGTTGGAATACAGATAAAAGCCACTTGTGGTCAGCTTCCAACCGAAGGAGGTAGTTGCGCCACCTTCTTCATCAACCTTTGCTTCAACCTCCGCAGCAATCTCTTCGGTGGTCTGTTCCAAGGTGGAAATATCGCCCTCGGCGTTGGTCATACGAGTTTTGATACTGTTGACGCTCGTGGTGAGGGTGGCAATGTTACCTTCGGCATTGCTGACGCGGGTGGTAACGCTTGACACGTTTTGTTCGATGGTGGAGATATCACCTTCAGCGGTTTCCACACGGGTGGTAATACTGTCAAGGTCTTGCTCCAAAGCCGTAATATCACCCTCGGCATTGGTCATACGGGTTTTAATGCCGTTAACGCTTGTCGTAAGGGTTGCAATATTGCCTTTGTTGGTGCTGACCTGGACTTCAACAGCGTCCACCGTTTGGGTCAAGGTGGAGATGTTGCCCGTGTTCGTGGACACCTGGGTGCTGATAGAATTGACCGTTTGCGTAAGAGAGGAGATATTGCCTCGGTTGGTTTCCACCTGGGAACTGATACCATCAACTGTCTGCTCAAGGGTTGAGATGTTACCCTCGGCAGTAGTCACACGTGTTTTGAGTCCGTTGACCGTAGTTGTCAGCGTGGTAATGTTTCCTTCTGCCGATGTAACCCTTGCGGTGATACCCGAAAGGTCGGTGGTGAGATCGGAAATATTGCCTTCCGCACTTGTAACACGGGTTGTGATAGAACTGACAGATTGCTCCAAAGATGAGATGTCGCCCTCGGCATTGGAAACACGGGTTGTGATACCGCTAACCGATGTTTCAATAGAGGCAATATCACCTTCGGCATTCGTCACCCTTGTAGTGATAGAGCTGACGTCTTGCTCGATAGCGGAAATGTCGCCTTCTGCGTTGGTTACACGGGTTTTGAGTCCGTTGACGGTGGTGGTGAGGGTCGTAACCTTTCCCTCGGCAGAGGACACACGAGTAGCAAGTCCGTCAGCCGTTACCTCCAATTCCGAGATGTTTTCTTCGTTTGCGGTAACACGCAAAGCAATGCTTGAAGCGGTCTGCTCAAGCTCGGAAACATCTGTCTGGATATCAAGGATGGTTTCTTGCGCCTCGCCCAGCCCATCTTCAACAACCTCGACACGCTTGGTAACCGAAGATACCGTGCTTGTAAGACCATTAAGGTTGGTTTCAAGATTGGCTTCTTTGGTCTCAATGGTTTTTATGGTGGTACGAATGGTGTCCGTACCGTTTTGTTCCTTCCAGGCAGAGCCGTTCCACACCATAGTTACGGGTGGATTTTTTGAAGTATCCACCCACAACTGTCCAAGGGTAGGATTTGCCGGTGCGGTTTTGGAAGGCTCCGCATCATAAAGCGAATGAATGGTTATTTGTGCTTGCGCCCGCATCGGCTCAGCCTCCTTTCGTTAGAGTGTTACAACGACCATAAAGGTTGCCTTGGTGGTAACGTCGGAATTGGAGACCGAGAGGGTTTTACCCGTTTTCGTTCCGCTTGTACCCCAAGAGGTGTCGATAGCACCGTCCTTGTTGTATTTGGTCCAGGTATAAGTCCCTTTACCTTCGCTGTCGATTTCTGCACCCGCCTGGTATACAACAGCGGTGAGGGTTGTCGAGCCTTGACCGTTCTTAAAGACGTCACCACCTGTGGAGGTAATAATCACCTGGATGGGGTCAGAGTTGTCGATAAAGGTCGCAACGTCGGTAAAGGTGCTGTTGTAGGTGTTGGATGCGGAGTCGGAGTCGGTTGCGATACACTTGAAAACAGCGTAACTATCGACGGCTGCCGCATAGATGGTGATGGTAGCGGTTGTCGTTCCCGTGTACATACCCGAAGTATCCGAGAGTTTTCTCCAACCGGTGCCGAACTTAGCATCATAGCCCGTGGAGGAGGACGAAGTCACGCTCGAATCCATAATCGCCCAAGCATAGGTAACGTTGGTGGTATCAACGGTCGAGCCTCTCCAAAGCTCTGCTTTTGCCGTAAGAGTGGCAACCTCGCTGTTCTTAAACACGTTACCGCTGGGAGTGGTAACGAGAAGGTCAACGATACCACCGCCGTTTACGACACGGCTGAAGGAAATGGTGAGAGGATGCGTGAGAGAAAGTCCCGTGGAGGCATCCTTGTAAGTGATAACGCAACGATAATCAATGCCAGGCAGACCTGCCATCACGTTGCCCTTAATGGTAAGGATGTGGCTCTTGGTTCCGCTTAAAGCATAATTGCCGGAGGTGGTGATTGCCGTAGTGGAGCTGCCAATATACCACTTAACAGAGGTAACGGCAGACGAGGTGATTTGGTCGGTAGTCGTACCGATGACATACAAGCTGGGGGTCAGCACCAGGTTGGTAGAAGACCAGTCCGGGTTGTATGTGTTGTTATCGGGGTTGAACATCTGCGATTTTGCGAGGTTCGACCCGATATAACCCGTGAGGGTTAAGGCGTCGTTGTAGTCAATAATTGTAAATTGACCTTGTGCTTTGCTCATAATAAAAATCTCCTTTATTTGAATTTACTCAACCGAGTAAGCTGAGCCTTGTGGTAGTGTCGATGAGGTCGCAGAAAAAAGTGGCGCGGACATCGACATCCTCGCCCGTAATATCTATGGATTTCGTTCCTCCGTAGTGAGCCTCGTTCCACAGCTTATCCGCTTCGGCATCGTCCGAGACACGAGTCCAAATAAACTGATTGTCATCGAGGGTGTCGGTGATATTCTCGTCCCAAGAAAAGACGGTAGCCGTAAGCGTAGTTTGTATATTGCCGTTTTTGAAGATGTTACCGTTGGAAGAGGAGATCACAAGCCGATACATTTTCTGCTCGTTAATCTCGTCAATGCGAATGTTCGTATCTTCGACCGATTCGGTTGTCGCATAGGCTTTCAGGACGACCTCGCCCGTTTCCAAGTTCCAATAGGAGGAGCCGTCTTGAGAAGAGAGCGTACCTGCTTTGATGATGTTTGCAATCAGCGTACCCGAGGTTATAAAATCCGCAACGATAGCACCATCGGAGGTGATTGCCGTTTCGTAGGGACCGTTGTAGCCATTTGAGGAGAAACCAAGCCCGCCTACGTTCCAACGCCATATATTCACGGCATCTTCAATCGTAGGCGCATCCATAACGAGAAGCTCATAAGGCTGACCCGTTTCATCACCACGCAAAACAACATAACCGCCACGCTGACCCGTTATAAGCTCGGTTGCGTTCTGAATGGCAGAAGCCATAAGGCTCGGCAAGCGGTCAATCTTCGCAGCGGTGTTTTCTATGGATGCCTGCGTTTCCGAAATAGTGTCCGTAAGGCTTGAACGTACCGAACCGAGGGTGATCGAGGTATACTTTTCCGCAAGGGTGTCGTATACCGTCTTTACTACCTTTGCGGTTGCCGAAACACCGAGAAGCGTATGCTTGATGGTGACGCGGTCGCAGAGAGATACACGCTCAAGGATGGCAGCATATTCGGGTTGCTTCCATAGCGGCTCAAAGGAAATGGTCAAATTGGGTGTTTCCACGCCCAGGGGATTGTTTTCAAGATACTTCACGGCTTTCGCACGGAGAGCTTCTTCGGTGATGACCTCGTCCATCTCAAAGGAATCGGTGAAATCCCGAATCAGCGTTTTCGGCTGCACCAGGGTGGAGTCGGAGATGGAGAGAATTTGCTCGGTCAGCGTGATAACGGTTTCGTTGCCGTCCTCGTCCGTGTATACGGCATAGGGCAGCAAATCCGTATAAACATCGGAATTATCGGTGTCCTCCTCAAGTTTGGTGAGGTTCTTGCCGTATTCGATAACCACACCCTTGTTCTCTCCGCGTCCTTGATGGTGAATAACCGTATAATTGTCCCATTCAAACTCGCCACCCCAAAGGCTGATCAGAGAGCCGGACGAACCGCCAAGCACCGCACGGAGGCTTTTCGGCTTTTCCACCGAGAAGTTCTTTGAGGTAACATAGTCGGTTTTGAAGGTAAAATTGTGCGGTGTGAGTGCCTTTTCAAAAGCCATATCAATGGCAAGTTGGGGCATAATGTCTTTGGCTTCAAAGGCAGGTGTCGCAATGGTAGTAAGGTCATAGGAGAGGTGCTGGGCATATACCTTTACAATGCCGTTTATTGGCTTTGTGATGCGGTAAATGCGGAAGACCTGGTCCTTGGATGTATCATTGGGCTTTGCCTTTACAAGACGTTCCTTGCGGATTTCGTTGTAAAATTGCCCTGAAATCGGATACTGAAAGGTGCATTCATAGGTGCTGTTGCGTTCTTCGGTTACCTCGCAGGAGATAATGTCCGAAAGAGCGCCGATACCGAAGGTCGCAAAATTTGTCGCATTGGCTTTGTAAAGAATCGGTATCATATCGTCACCCACCTTGGCTTTATTTCAAGGCTTGTAATACCTCCATCAAAAGAAATGGTATTATTGCCGGGTGCGAGAACTGGGAAACCATCACCGCTGACGGTGTCATTCTTAAGCTCGGTGTCGTGATAGAAGTTCATCAGCTCCGAGTCGCATTCGGTGTATCCGTTAAGGGTCTCAAATGCCCATACTGCGGTGCCTGCCGAAGATTGAATGATAAGGTTTCCCGTGCCTCTGCCGTTAACCTTGATGTACGGCTTGGCGGTGAAGGGATAAGGGTTGGACAGTACAAAGCCGGAGCTTGTGTATGCCGTAAGGCTCTGCCCGGTATTCAGATACCGATAGGGCTGAACGCTGAAGTTCACGGTGAAAACGCCGATCTTGTTCAGCTCGTCATCGATATCCAACTTGTTATTAAATACAGCCTTCCGAAAGAAAGCGGTGTCGTAGCTGTCCGAAAGCGTATGATAACGGTCAGGCTCGGTGTAAAGCCAAGCCTTGATTGCCGTTATCTTGCTTGAAAGCTCGGAGATGCTCTTTGCGGGTACAAAGCAAGTGTAGGACACGGCCCCGTTGGGAAAGCGTCCATTGGGAGTGATAAGATCTCCGTCTCTGCCGGGGATGGACTGAAATTTCAAATCGTATTTCGGTGCGGAGAAGATGTCCTTACCGCTGATACGAATGCCCATATCGGCGGAGCTGATACCGTTATAAATAAAATAATTCACGCAAATACCACTCCTTTCCGTTTGGCAAACGCATCTGCCGTGACCATAATTTCTTGTGTGAGCGCGGAGATATCCTCGCTTGAATAGTTGTTGAAGTTTTCGATGTTCAGGTGGATAGCAAAGCCACCGCTTGCTGTAAGACCGTCTGCGAGGGCGCTGTGAGCGTTGACGTCGATATTGCTTGGGAGCGTAGTCGACAAGTCTGCCGACAGATCGTCAAATACAGAATTGAGGTCTTTTGCCATATGCGTTGCGGAGTCGATTGCCTCACCCGCGGTTTCATCAATACCGCCAGCCAAGCCCTCCATCATCATGTCACCAATCCACGCCATCTTTCGTGACGGGGAGTGAATGCCGAAAAAGTCGCAGATGCCGTCCCAAAGGTCGGATGCCCAGCCGGACACCTTATCCCAAATCCAAGAGGCAAGGCTCTGGATACCTTCCCACAGACCCTTAACGAGATTAGCACCAACGTCAACGAAGGAGCCAAGACCGTTAAGCAACGCATTCACCAACGAGGTGATGATTTGAGGCATAGCCTTAACCAACTCCCATATGATTTGAGGAAGGTTTGTAATAAGGGACATAAAAAGGTCAACGCCAGCTTCGATAAACTTGTCGATGCTTCCGAGAAGTCCGTCTATGATGCCGTTGATAAGATCTGGTAAACAACCGACAATGCTGATAATTATGCGAGGAAGCTCCGTAATCAGCGAGGTGAGAAGCGTAATACCGCACTCAATAATCATCGGTATCATACCGAGTAAGGTGTCGATAACGCTGACAATGATTTCGGGGATTGCCTGGACGATTGTAAATATAATCTCCGGCAACGCACCGATAAGGGACGTTATCAGCGTAATACCCGCGTCAATAATCAAAGGCACCGCACCAATAACGGCATTAAGGACACCTTCGATGATAACCGGGATGGCTTCCACAATTGTGATAACGATTTCGGGAAGTGCGCCAATCAGCGAGGTAATAAGATGCACGCCCGCTTCAATAAGAAGTGGGATGGCGTTCATAAGTGCCTCAAGGATGCCGTTGATTATCACGGGGATTGCGTTTACGATGGTTTCGATGATAGTCGGCAAAGCTCCGACGAGAGCCGTGATAAGGCTGATACCCGCATCGATTATCATCGGGATTGCACCGATCACCGCCGTAAGGATGTTGTCGATGATGACGGGTATCGCGGCGATAATCGTTTCAATAATGCTCGGAAGAGCCGCCACCAAGGAGGTGATGAGCTGTATTCCGGCATCAATGATAAGAGGAATAGCGTTGATAACCGCTGTCAGAATTCCGTTGATAATCAAAGGAATCGCCGCCACAATGGTTTCGATGATCGTGGGTAATGCGCCGATGAGAGAGGTTATAAGCTGTACACCTGCCTCGATAATTTGAGGAATAGCCCCCATAATAAAATCGAGTAGGGATTGTATGAGTTGCGGGAGAGCTTCTATAAGAAGCGGAATTGCATCAAGGATGCCTTGTGCCAAAGCCAAAATCAGCTCAAGGGCGGCATCCAGGAACAGAGGTAAATTGTCAATAATGGTTTGCACAATTTCCATAAGCACCTGAACGATGGTGGGGATCAACTTCGGGATTGCCTTGGTGATACCTTTTACCAACGTCAAAATGACCTCAAGTCCAGTCTTAAGAAGCGTGGGTAGGTTACTTAACAAGCCTTCTGCAAGACTTGACACAAGTAAAAGAGCGCCGTTTGCCACCTGGGGTAAGGCAGAAATCAAGGCGCTTAATATTGTGAGGATAAGCTGTGAAGCCGAATCCACAATGATTGGGAGATTGTCCACAATGGCTTGACCGAGAGAGGTTACCATCGTAACAATCAAATCAAGAAGCATCGGCAGATGCTCCATAAAGACGTCTATCACCTTGGGGAGAATATCTCCAATGACATCCGCCATCTTTGAGAGGTCGCCTCCGGCAGCGTTTATGCCGTTGGTAAACTCTCCGAGAAGCCCAACACCATCCGAGGCAAGCTCGGTAAGGATCGGCAACAAAACCGTTCCCAGGGCGTTTTTCGCCGCCGTAGCGCCAACGGAGAGGTATTGGAGTTGGTCATCCAAGGCTCCGTATGCATTGAGTGCATCATCACCGAGAACGTATCCGGCTTCTTGTGCCTGCGCCCCAAGCTCTGCCATACGCTCCGCACCCGCTTCGATAAGAGGGTTAAGCTCTTGAGCCGACTTACCGAGGATTTGCATTGCGATGGCATCACGCTCGGTTTCGTTTTCCATCTTACCGAGGGCATCGATGATTTCCCAATACACGGTATCGGAGTCTCGCATATTACCTTCGGCATCGTAAACGGAAACACCGAGCTTTGCATAGGCTTCGGACATTTCGTTCATTGCCGGGGCAACGGGCTGTGAGGCACTTGCCACATCTGCTTGTGCGGTGGCAAGGTTAATCTGTGCTTGTTCAAGGGCTATGGCTGCCTTTTTGACAGCCGCAGACCCTTCGGTGCTTTCGGCAAGGGCGGCGTTGTAGGTGTCTTGTGCAGAGGTCAGTTTGCTTTGCGCCTTTTGAAGAGCAATGGCGGCTTTCTGGGCTTGTTCGGAGTCCGCACCATTCTTTTCAACGGCTGCGTTATAAGCAATTTGAGCCGTTTTCACACCATACATCGCATTCTCGACAGAGGAGTAGGCTTTCTTTACGGCATCACCGCTTTTGGCAACCGCCTCGTCATAGGCAATCTGTGCCTTTTCAAGATTGAGGGATGCGGTTTCGGCTTTAGCCTCTGCCTTGGCGAGCTTCTCCATATCAACCGATGCTTCGCCTGCAACGTTGGCAACGGTGGACATCGATTTGATATTTTTTGCCATCGATTTCGTCAGCGTTTCGGTGGAGACGTCAACAAGCTCGGCGGCATACATATATTCTTGGAGCTTCCCGGTAGCGATACCGGTTACCGTGGATTCGGTGATAACTGAGTCTGCGTAAGCAGCACCCTCTGTTGCCATATCCACAAGTGCTTTTCCGGCAGCCACGGCGGCGGCAGATACAGCAGCGAAAGCGGCGGCAATGGTGGCGGCGGTGGCTTTACATACAGTACCGAGACCATCAAATTTGCCTCCGGCATCGTCTGCCTCTTTGCCCGCATCCTTGACCTCTTTACCCATATCGTCGGCTTCTTTGCCAGCCTCGTCCATACCTTCGCTTGCGTTATCAAGGGCAGAATTGTTGTCCTTGAGTTCACGCTCCATACCATTTAAGGCGGCTTCGGCATTGTTGAGCTGAATTTGCCATGCTTGGGTGCGTTTATCGTTTTCTCCAAACGACTCGGAAGCGTTTTTGAGAGCCGCACGGAGAACCTCAATTTTAGATTTTTGGGCTTCGATTTGTTTTCCCAGAACTTCATTCCGAGCCGTGAGAGCCTCGACAGATTGGTCGTTTTTACCGAACTGCGACTCCACGAGCTTCATTTCCGAACCGAGAACCTTGAAGGATTGGTTGATATCCGCCAGGGATTGCTTGAATTCCTTTTCGCCTTCAAGACCTATCTTTAGTCCGAACTTTTCTGACATATATCACCACCTCCTTGAGAACGGATTTATAAATTTACAGAAAATTATTGATTTTTGGACGAAATAGTGATATAATTATTTGTGTTGTAGAAGTCCTTACTAAATACAAGCTCACTTATACTTTCAAAAAACGAGCATTTGAATGCGGTGACCGGGTGTTTTTGGTGTCTACAGCGACAAACGAGTAAACCGTGAAACTTATCAGCTCTTGCATATGCTCGTTATGAGTTGAGAAAATAGTTGCGTGTGACTTTTAGTAGTTCCCCTACGTTTCACAGCTTTACACCACAAAATTGAGCCATGGAGAATATCGATGGTTTTGTTTTGGTGCGTGTAAAGCAATAGAAATTGTATTTGCTACACGTGCCACAAGCGCGTGTATTTTTTGTTGGCTCGGAAAGGAGTATTGCTGTGAAGAAGGTATCTGGTAAGACGCATACCAAGGAGCAACTGAATAACTGGGCTAATCAAAATAACCCGAACAATAAAGCATATCGGGCGAACGCGAATAACCACAGTAATCAGTTGAACCCCAAACACAAAACCCATCAACAAAGGCATAACGCTGATAGACGTTATCAAAAGATGGGCTATGTAGAATGGGCTCCTGATTATCCCGAATGGGATGATTAACAATCGAGGCGAAGATGGGAAGCTGTCTTCGCCTTTTATATTCCGTCGGGGATAATATCGTCTATGAAATGCTCCCGTTTCGGTTTGGATATGCCGGAAAATTGTTTGTGACATTCCCAAAGGTCGAGTAAGAGACCAAACGGCATAAGACCCACCTCATCAATGGTCAGATGAAGGTGGGCAATGCCATAATATATGAGCCGTGTGAACAGCTCTTCGTCACTTACTCGACCTCCGTGTTTTTTGTGTCAGCCTCGCTCTCGACGTTACGCTGAGTACCCTTATACAGAGCCTCGGTGATGGCGGTCTTGTAAGATGCAAGGTCTGCGGGAACGGTGAGAATTTCCACGATCTCTTCGGTAAGGAGGTCGCGGGGGTTATCCTTGTTTTTGAGATTGTGGATGAGGATGGACTGATTTGCCAGAAGCGTAATCAGCCATACGATCTCACCGATAGCCATTTCAAAGTTCTCGTTCTTCATGAGCTTATCGCCAAGGTTCTCAAGACCGCCGTAGCGACCTGCGATTTCCTTGGTAGCCTTGGTGGTAAGAACAAGCTCGTAGTCCTCACCGCCGATGGTAATGGTTGCGGTTCTATCCGTAATCATAGTGCGTTACCTCCTTATTCTGTAGCAGCCGTCGCAAAGGTCGGCTCGTAGACGTCGTTATACCAATTGGTAATAACGGTTGCGCTCACAGATGCATCACCCTCGGTGACCTCTGCCTTCCAGGGGTGCTTACCGCTTGCGTCGGGCTTGTTACGGCGCATAATGGTGCCCTCGATGGTGGGAGTGTTGAAGGTAATGCTGTCGCCCTTGGTCGCAAGAGCAGTAGCGGGGATGCCGAACTTGACACGATAGAGCCAGAAGTATTTGTACTTGCCATTGGCTTTCTTTGCACGGAAGCCGATAGCAACGGGAGTGCCACCGTCCTCGGTAGAAGCAATGACCACGCCGTTTTTATCGATGGTCGCACCCGTGAGATCGGAAGCCACGGTGGCTCCAAGCTCGTCAATGCCGAGGGAGAGAGTGCCACTCTTAAACTCCTTCACGATTTCGGCAGCTCCGTCATCGGCATACAGCGTTGCCTCTGCAAGCTCAACCGAAAGGTCGGCGGTCATTGCCTTTGCCAGGGATGTAGGCTTTGCATAGGTTTCAATGCCGTCTGCATCCTCGGTGATTTTGGCATAAAAAAGTTTATCAAGACCAATTGTAGCCATAGATTATTTTTCCTCCATTTCGTAATGATTGGCTACGTCCACAACATAGTGGTGATAGCCTGTTTCGGTTTCGTAACCGATGTATTGTCTGTTCGTAATGGTCATATCCGCACCGAACAGCGCACGGATAATTCTGTTTTTATCGGCACCGTAGTTGCCCTTACAATAAAGGGAGATACGCGCCTCTTGAACATCGTAAACGGGAGCGTTGTCGGCATTCAAATCAAAGGTGTCAGTCAGCGGTACGATTACGATGTATTTGTCGGGGGCCGTATCTCCGAACACGCCCGTTTCAAGGGGAATGTTCAAAGGCGTAAGTGCCGTATTGAGATCTGCCAGAATGCTCATAGCTTGTTTACCTCCTCCTCAAATTTC